ATAGAATAGACTTCAAAATCCAATCCACGAACACCTAATTTCAGGATTTGTTTCAACGCACAAATGTCGACATAGTTGTTTTTGAAAGAACCGACACTACAGCAATTGTATGCGGAATAAATATAGTAATCCTTCAAACTATATTGACAATGGGGGTCATTTGAATTCAATGATTTGATGCTAATCGCGGAAGAAGAATATGCACCATTCAAAGAAGAACATTCTCTCAAAGCATTGGGTCCTAAAAACAAATAATAAAGAATCATACTGACTATCAACATAACCATAATGAACATCATTACAAGGTATGGAATATTGGGGTTATTTGTGAGTTTATCTATGACTTTATTTTTCATTTTGTTTAAACCATTTTTAAAAGTAGTTTCCATTATTATATATAATAAAATAGAAAAATTATATGTGAATATAAATCAATAAAAGAATAAAAGAAAAAAGGGAATAAAAATAATAATATTGTATTATAAAAAACCCATGGGAGGAGGTCTTATGAATTTAGTTTCTGCAGGTCAAGAAAATATTATATTAAATGGAAATCCAAGCAAAACATTCTTCAAAGCATCCTATACAAAATACACAAATTTCGGTCTTCAGCAGTTTCGTGTTGATTTTGAAGGCACAAAAACCTTGCAATTGACAACGGAATCTCATTTCACTTTTAAAATACCAAGATATGGAGATTTGATTATGGACTGCTATCTAGTGCTCAATTTACCCAATATTTGGAGTCCAATCATGCCGCCTATTCAAACACCTGATAGTATTGAAAACAATAGCGGTCAATGGGTTCCTTATGAATTCAAATGGATTGATTACATTGGTGTATTGATGATTTCCAAAGTAACCATTACTTGCGGGAATCAAACATTGCAAGAATTTTCAGGAAATTATATATTGTCTTCCTTTCAACGTGATGTAGGAACGGCAAAAGGCGATCTTTTTGGTACAATGATTGGCAATGTTCCTGAAGTAACGGATCCTGGTAATTCAGGTGCCAATGTCAATTCGTATCCCAATGCGTATTATACAAATAATCCTGCAGGTGCAGAACCCTCTATTCGTGCCAGAACTATTTATATTCCGATAAACGCATGGTTCAATTTGAAAAGTCAAAATGCTTTTCCATTGGTTGCCTTGCAATACAATGAATTGCATATCAATATAACTATGCGTCCCCTACAAGAATTGTTTGTCATTCGCGATGTCTTTGATAGTGTCAATAATTTTCCCTATGTGGCTCCCAATTTCAATTTATGGTATATGCAAATGTATCGTTTTTTGCAAACACCACCCGATATTGAGTTAGGAGTCAATTCGTATACAGATACACGTTCTCTCTGGAATGCAGATATTCATTTGAATTGCACCTATTGTTTTCTCTCAAATGATGAAAGAAGAGCTTTTGCCATGAGTGAACAGAAATATTTAATCAGGCAAGTGAGAGAAATGATTTATTACAATGTCACGGGTCCTAACAAAGTAGAAGTGAATTCACTTGGATTAACCTTGGGATACATGTTTTATTTTCAGCGAAGTGATGCCAATTTGAGAAATCAATGGACGAATTATACAAACTGGCCATATGATTATCTTCCCCAATCTGTAAGTCAAGCACCGACCGCAGGTGATTATCCAATAGTATATACCAATCCTGTAACAGGTTTGCAAACTGATTTGACCATTGGTCCAGGAGTGAATCCCAATCAATTGTTGACGGGTTGGGTCATTACGGGAGATTACAACTTTCAAAATATAAAAGAAATCATGACCACTTTTGCTATTGTGATTGATGGCGAATATCGTGAAAATTTATTGGATCCAGGTGTCTATGATTACATTCAAAAATACAACAAAACATCAGGCAATCTTCCCGAATATTATTATTGTTATAATTTTTGTTTGAGCACGGATTGGATTGGCGGATCACAGCCTTGCGGTGCCATCAATATGTCTAGATTCAACAAAATTGAGTTTGAATTTAGCACGATTATTCCATCTCTCGACCCCCTTGCGCAACAAATTTCCATTTGTGACCCTATATCAGGTGAAATAATTGGAATAAATAAATCTTCTTGGAGAATTTATGAATACAATTACAATTTAATTGTTTTTGAAGAGAGAATCAATCAAGTGTTGATTTCCGGAGGAAATGCTGGCCTCTTATATGCTCTCTAATTTGGAGGTTTTTTATGAATTTCTAGTTTTTTACCTTTATTATTATATATCCAAATTTCACAACTATATCCAGCATCCAAAACGGCTTGTTGTTTTACAAAAACATTATCTTCTTTCTTTTTATACGTCCAAGTAGATTTAACCTCAATACAACGATTTTGATGTGGAATAAATATATCCACAAAATATCTATGTTTTTTATTTTTTTCATCAACATACCATATTTCAGGAACTTTGGAACGAGTTATAACAATATCTTCTTCCTTTATTTTTTCATTACATAATAAATCATCTAATGCATAATGTTCATAACCTTGAATTTTATCAATTTTACCTGATGGAAATACATAGTCTTTTACGTTGTAAGCAGTTTTTGAACATTTATCAGCTATATCACTATTTTGCATTACATTTTCTACGCCATATTTTTTAATCACTGATTCTTTTATTTTATTTTGAATTTCTTCAACTTGAAATGTATATTCAATACCATATTTATTTATCATAGATTCTTTTAATTTATCTTTTATTTCATCACATTTCATTGCATGATCAAAACCATATTTATCTAAACAAGTATTTTTACTTTTTTCTTTGATTTCACTACTCTCAAAAGTACATTCAACACCATATTTTTCCAAATTAGATTGTTTAATTTTTTCTTTTACATTTTCATTTTGACATGCAAACTCTCTTCCATATTTATTCATATTTGTTTTTTTCATTCTTTCTTTGATTTCACTATTCTGGGAAGGATTTTCAACTCCATATATAATTAAATTAGAATGTTTAATTTTTTCTTTTACATTTTCATTTTGAAATGCAAACTCTGTTCCATATTTTTTTAAACAAGTATTTTTACTTTTTTCTTTAATTTCTTTATTCTGTAAAGGATTTTCTACACCATATTTATCTAAACATGTTTTTTTACTTTTTTCTTTAATTTCACTATTCCCAAAAGGACTTTCAAAGCCATATTTTTCCAAATTGGTTTTTTTTCTTTTCTCTTTTCCTAATTTATCTGCACATTCTTTGCATAAAGAATTTAGTTTATGAAATCTTGAAAAAATTTTACTAAAATATTTATTACATTCTGTAAATTTTTCACATTGACCTTCAATAATAGTTGCATTGTTTATATGAATACCTAAATAATCTTTTGTTAAAACAATATTTCTTTCCTCACATAGTTTTATTAAAAAATCATAATCATATATTTTTTCAATCATATATAATTATACTAAAGATTTATGTTTATATAGTTTTACGCATAAATTATATATTATCTTTTTCCTTTTTGAGTTTTTCTTTTTTATTCAAATATGCTGTTCTAGCATATTCTTTCTTCTTTTCAGCGGATAAATTTGAGTAATAATTTGTTTTTTCTTTATATTCTTTGGTTTTTTGCTTTATTTCTTCTTTATGATTTTCGTAAAAAACTTTATTTCTTTCAGGCGATGTATATTTTTTCAATTTTTCTCTCAAGAATGCATTTTCCTCTTCTAATTTTGTAATATATTGTGCTGTTTCTGGAGTTATTTCCATGTTCCCTATTATTACTATAATAATTTGTTTTTATATTTATTTCAAAATCATTTTTTCCTCTTCAAGATGTTTTTTCACCTTTTCAATTTTTTCTTCCAATTCTTCAACTTCGTATTCAGCAAAATGCACACTAGAATAATCAGGTTGTGCATGACTATTTTTTGCAGCTTCATTCCAATCATCCTTTGTTTTTTGTAAATATTTTTTTGCTTCTTCTAATTCCTCTTCTAGTCTATAAAATTTGTCTGTATTGGATTCTTCGTCTCCTTCACCACCTACATATTTTTTGGAAAGATACTTTTTCGTTTTCTTGACATGTCTTGTTTTTTTATCATGCTTTTTATCATGCTTTTTATCATGCTTTTTATCATGCTTTTTACCATGCTTTTTCGTTTTCCTCACCTTTTTCTTTAGATTCAACTTTTTCAGTGTCTTCATCCTATATAATAAATAAATATTATTTTTTATTTTTTATCATAAACTTTTATTATACCAAATACGCATTGGCAGCCAAGGGTCCATCATCGACAAATTCTCCAGACAAAGTAGGTCTTGCAGGATAAGAAAGTTGATATCCGCTGATACCACCAGGGGGTAAAGAATAACCAATTTTCCCCACTACACCACCCGTATTGAGAGAAGGATTGTAACGTTTTTGAAACAACGCATTTCCCACATCAAATGAGTTTCGCCATGTATTGTATCCTTTGACGTAGGGGCTTGGTTCAATAAGTAATTCATTGTATAAAGATGCTTGGGTTCCCATATCAGTAGTCAAAGTAGAATAAGTGGGTGTTTGTTCTGTTGTCAATTTTCCCGCATCATTTTGACCACGAATATCTTGATAATAGGAAGCACTAGGAGGTTTAATAAAGGGTCGACAACCATAACAATCGACATCACTGGTACATTGTTCACCTGTTAAAGAGCAAATATTCAAGGGATTGCATTTGTTGGAGCATTCATAACTAGTATTAATAGGTAAATTTACGTTATGATTGGTGCTAGGATCTCCCAAATCAACGAGTCCTTCTTTGATCCATGCAGATGCAAATCCTTGAGTAAGAAAAAACGAAGAAAAAACAACTAAAATAAGAATAATGAAAATAAGGAAAAGAGAATGGACTTTAACCATATGTATATATTCTTCACAAAATAATATTTACATGTATATAATATGTCGGACTCAATTTCCAATTTTTTATCCAATATGACCGCATCTACTGCAAAGGCGATTACACCAGAAGCTGCACCGACACTTTCTGCAGCTACTACTGCTGATTCTACTACTGATCCAAACGAAGCAACTCCTGCAGCAACTCCTCCACAAACTCCTGCACCTGCAGCAATACCCGCACAAACTCCTCCACAAGCAATTGATCCAAATACATCTACCCCAGCAATAGATAACAATATAAACAATGCAGCTAATTTTGTAATCGGAATGTCCAAGAATATTATTACATTGGGGATTCTTGTTTTGGTTGGAGCATGTGTTTTGTATAGCTGTCGCGTAGCTCAATCCAATATTTTACCTACGGATATAAATTGTTTTCCTTTTACGGATACTCTGGGAGATAAACCAGCGGAAATAGGTATTGATATCAATATTATGTATGATTCATCAAGTCAACAAAAAGTGTCTGAAAAAATAAAATTTCCTTTCGACGAAAATATATTATTAGTAAAAGGAAACCCGGGCAATTATATAATAAAATATTTAAAATGGATATCTAAACCTGGAACATTTTCCTTTTCAGAATATATTTTGAAAACATGCAAAGATTCAATTGTCAATAGTATTTTTTTGTTTGATGGGTTTTATACTTTATTGAATTCGATATTACCTGAAAGTTTTATTTTTGTTTTTGGACTCTTTTTGGTGATGTTTGTAGCCATGTTTATTTTTATAATCAATATATTCTATTGTTTTTATTTATGGATAGTCAATTATTTTACTATTTTATTTAAAGGAGGTTTATTTGAAAATGCAGGATCCAAATTAATGATGTTTATCATATTTTTATTTGTCTTTCCTTTTATTCTGGTATTAACACCCATATTATCTTTATGGAATGTAATCATCTCTTTTTTTTTTCCTCTCACTATGAAGGCAAAAAAAGGCGAGGAAAAATATTCTTTTTTTAATATGCTTCATGATACTCTTTATTACAAGAAAAACATTATTTTGTCTTTATTCTCCTTGATGTTTTTGAGTATTACTAATTCTATTTATGGTGTATTAGCCGTGAGCATTGGTATTCTTGTTTGTCTTTTTTTGTATTTTTTCACTCCCATCTTTCAAAATGTTACACCTGGTGCAGGATTTACTCCAATGGGTACATCTTTTGAAAAAGCAGCAAAAGAAGCTTGTCCAATACCTGAAGAAAAACATTCAATAATGGGCGGTAAAAAAAAGAAAAGAAATAAATAAATTTAGCATATAAAAAATAAATTGTTTGTATTATATTGCAAGTATGTCAAAAAACAAACATGTCAAAACCAATACGAAACCTAAACATCTTGGCTCAGAAGTGACACATCTTGGCTCAGAAGTGACACATGCGGAACAAACATCTTCCATTCAAGAGATGAATCTTCCCTTTGTAAGTGTATGCACTCCGACATATAATCGTCGTCCATTTATTCCCATGATGATTCAATGCTTTCAACATCAAACCTATCCAAAAGACAAAATAGAATGGATTATTATTGATGATGGAACAGACAAAATAAGAGATTTAGTAAAACATATTCCCCAGGTCAAATATGTTGAATACAAAGAGAAAATGTATTTAGGGAAAAAACGAAACATCATGCATGACAAATGCAAAGGAGAGATTATTATTTATATGGATGACGACGATTATTATCCTCCAGAACGTATATCTCATGCAGTAGAAACATTGATGAAAAATCCTCAGGCTATGTGTGCTGGATCATCTGAAATGTATATTTATTTCAAGGATCTTTATAAAATGTATCAATTTGGACCTTATGGACCCAATCATTCTACAGCAGCTACCTTTGCCTTTCGCAAAGAATTGTTATCACAAACACGATATGAAGACAATGCAGCATTGGCAGAAGAAACTTATTTTCTGAAAAAATATACGATTCCTTTTGTCCAATTGGATCCAATGAAAACCATTTTGGTATTTTCTCATATCCATAATTCATTTGACAAAAAAGAATTGTTGGTGAACCCTGCAGCATCCAAGGTAACTTTGTCGGAAAAATCAGTTGATGATTTTGTCAAGGATCCATTTTGTAAACATTTTTTTTTGAATGAAATTGATGAGTTGTTATCAAAATACAATCCGGGAAAAATAGAAAACAAACCAGAAGTTATACAGCAAATGGGTGAAATCAAAGAAAAGAGAGAAAAAATGATGAAAGATGTTCAACTATTACAGCAATTGCAAAAGCAATACAAGGATTTAGTGGCGCTTCCACAAGACAATCAACAAAAAATAGCGGAATATGAAAAGAAATTGATGGATCAAAGTATCTTTATTCAAGACATTTTGAAAGAAAATGGGAAACTTCGAGAGAAAGTAGATTATTATGAGAAAAAAGTGAAAAAATTAATTGATACGAGAATCAGAGAAATAAAAGAAAACAAAGATGGTTTGTTTCGGCCATAAACGCATCGACCATAAACGCATCGACCATAAACGCATATTACAAAATATATTGTAAAAACAATTTAAAAAGAAAATATAATAATTATTCATATATTGAGATAATTCAATAAAAAGCGTTGTTGTTATGATATATGAAGAAGATCGTTTTAATCCAATCAACTATGATGATTACGATATTGATACTATGAGAAGGAATCATTTGGACGAATTAAATAAGCACAACAAGGGATATTTTCAAATGTCTCTTTTTGATGAAAACAATGGAAAAAAGATAAAAGTAGGTTTATTTGCATCAGGTTCGGATGGAACGATTATACGTCATGCAGTATCTGGATCAAAAATGAATCCGTATTTAGTAGGATCAAAATACGAAGATTTGTTTTTCAAAGTTGCTATATGTAGTGGAGAGTTTGGAAACAAGGAGCCATTTACATTGTTTTTTGAATCACCGGAAGAATATGAAAAACATATGCGGGTTGAATTGAGTGACGATGCAAAACAAAGGTGGTTGGAAAAAAAATCATTTGTGAAATAAATCTCATAAATTTTGAAAAAATGAATATAAAAAGGATATAGTATATAGTATATAGTATATAGTATATGAATGGTTTTCGTATAATATATAATTTATTGTTGTTTGTTGTAAAAAACAAGATGCAAACACAAATGCAAACACAAATGCAAGAACATCAGGAAAACATGGAAGGATATGATAATCGATTTATTGAAACCAAAAATAATAAAGTGTCTTTGTCAAAAATCATTTCCAACAACAAAAAATTCGATTTGCTTACTCTTCTGCAAAATCAACACATACATTATCTTGAAAAAATGCAAAAATTAGAAATGCTTCGAGAGAAAAGTTACAATATGGATTTGTCTGCAGGTGGTTTATTCGATGATTGGAATCTTCAACATTTATGACACTGAACCCATGGTAGTAACATTTATCCATATCTAATCATCCTCTTCATTTTCGCATATATTTTCGTCATCTTCAACCACATCTGAATCAATAATATTTGTATATTTATTTAAATATCTATATATACGATTAATATCCAATTTGGAAATTTCATAATTCTCTCCAAACATGTTCATTATATCATTTTCATAAAATCTGTTTTTGATATGCAGAAAAAAAGAAAACAAATCCTTTTTGTCCATGGACAATTGCTGACACAAATTTTGAATAAACAAATTGTTATTGTATTCAGTAGAATATTTGGTCAAAATTTTCGTGAAACGAACTTCAGTAGGATTGTATTTCGGCTTTTTTTTCGATATTTTTTCCAAAGTTTCATTATACAACTTGTGATTTTTAAATGTTTTGATGAGAGAACTCATCTCATTGAATTGCCAAATCTGTTTTTGAAATGTGATTCTATCAATATAATCAGCAAAACATATATTGTTCAATATTTGCACATAAAAAGGCACTGAAAACGATTTCTTCATTTTACCTAGCACATCAATAATATTTTCATGCCATAATAATCCAACTATGGTTCTATCCGTTTCATTCATAATGGACAAATGATCGTTGATGGAATAAGAGTGATTAATCAGTTTTTGTGTAATCATCTTGGTATCATCATTGAAAGATTTGGTTTGAAAAATATGTTGAAACAATGGATTTGTAGAGAGAATTTCTGGTTTATTTTTATAAATATTGTAAAAAAAATTCAATTTTCGTAAATCGTTTTGCACAAAATAAGATATATTCTGCTTGATCTCTTCATCATAATTGGGAATCAATTCTTGAACTATGTTTTGGATCTGTTGTTTGACGGGTGTTTTCAATTCTACTATATAACACACTTTCATCAATTCTTTGATTTTTTTGTCAATGTGATTGTTTCCAATACAAATGATTGGATTGTGTGTAATATCTTCCAATCTCTGTTTTTTGGTTTTTTTGGGTCGAATGATTTTAATCAATGCATTCAATCCACCCTTGTCACCATTATTCATTCCATCAATTTCATCCATCACTATAGCTATTTTTTTCACTTTTTTATGAAACATACTCATGACATTTTTATCCGACATATTATGAGTAGTAATATTATCAATAATAGATTTGTTCCTTATATCTCCTGCATCATAACGAACTATGTCATAATTCATTTCTCTCAATATTTTCATGACAAAGGTCGTTTTTCCTGTGCCAGGTTCACCATACACGTATATCCCTTTTTTATACAAAGGGTCTTTTATATTGATATTGAATTGCGTCAAAATGTCTTTCATTTTTGCCACTTCATTCTCTCGGTTCAATAAAGAATCAATATCAAGCTGACTTTCCAACAAACATTCATTTTTTTTGGAACGATCGCTCATCTTATATGTCTAATCACATTCTTTTTATGCAGATTTTTACCCAATCCATTTATTTTCAAATAATCAATTAATTTGTTTCTACATTTGGTTGATTCATGATCTGTGCAATAATCTAGCAGAAAATAAAGATAATTGCTGTGCATCAAATCCTTGTATATGTATTTTTTCATATTGAACCATTTATGGACATTTTCTCTCAAAAGTTCATGAAAAACAAAATCATTGTCTCTACGTATTGTATCACGAATCAAACTTTCATAATATTTGATGAAATAAGATTTTACTTGCGAATGATAAAGCAAATAATTTGTTTTGTTTAACCAGACTTTTACTATCACGGGTATATATTCTTGTATAATCGCTATTAGTTCACTAGGTAGAAGGAGTATTTTTTCTATATTGAAATCTTTTCTACGTTGTTTTATTTCAGCATTATAACGCTGTATAATTGCCTTTTTTTGTTCTTTTGTTGTTGTCATTGGATATGCCTTAGTATATCACATGACAATTATTTTATGTCTGTTTTATATAGTCTTTTTCTTTTTTTTGCATATATCGAGAGAGAATGACTATTGAGTTATTGGATTGGCAGATTTTACACATGGATTAGCAACACCATAAGTAATACCATCCCAGGTAAGACCACACGCAGTTGCCCAATTGTATTTAGCACATAATCCGTTTGAACCAATATAAGGGGCTACACTAAAATTCATTGTATTTTGTGTGCTACAAGTTCCCAAGTTCAATGCATTAGAACATTTGGCACCATTTCCAGAGAGATCGACCCAATAATCGGGACAATCACCTACAACAGGAGGCCAATTGGAACTGGATGAATTTTTCATGGAATATAATAAAACGGCGAAAAGAACAAGAAGAAGAATAAAAAGAATAACAGAGATTATAATCACTGAACCTTGAAAATTTGGCATACTATACTATATATATGTTGCATAAAAAATATATTTTTCTAACAGATATATAAATATATGAACAATCCGTGTATCAAAACAACAAATGGAAGAGTAGATGCAACGGGTCCTAAAATGGAAGATTTATTTCAAATGTATGACAGAATACCCGTCAGTCAATCCTTATCGTTTAGAGACCCATTAGAAGGAATATGGAACAATACTCCCTTGTCTGATCTCTTTTTCTCTGGAAAAAACATTGATATTATTCAAAATGGCCTACGTGTAGGTGTTTATAAACGTTCCAATGGACAATATATGATTTCCAATCAAGACGAAGATACTCTCAAAATTATTATGCGCAGTGTCTATTTACAAAATGCAAGAAATCTTCCTTTTAGTGTGGATGAGCAAGTTCGTCAATTGAATAAAATAGTATGGGATATTACCATTCCGCAAGTATATGGAGAAGCACAAGGTTACCAAAAATATTTGTATGATGCATCCAATATGTATACACCTATTGCGCCTCCCATATTGGCAAAAAACAACGACAAACAATTGATTTTGAAACCTTGGTTCTAACTTACTTACAAACTTACAAAAATCATCTTTTTGGTATACCTTTTTTATATTGGCTATACCAAACGAACATCATATATGCTCACATTCATACAAGAACCGACTACGCGCGCCAGCGGGCGAAGCCCGCTCTATGAAATTCCAAAAAATAGTCAATTCCCAAAAGTATTTTCGAAAATCTGATTTGGACATTTTAAAATGTCCATTTCTTGAATTCCCCAGAATAGTTTCCAAAAATCGTGTTTTGTGACTGAAAAATTTCTTATGCTTTGGTATTTTTTCACTTGTTTCTATTTTTGTGAGCATATTTTTTTTCACGGAAAACCAGTGAAAGAAATATCTTTAGGAGATATATGACGGAATCTTGCAAAAATCTCGCAAAAAATCGCATCCATTATGAATGTGAAAAATGTCACTTCATAACTGCTAATAAAACAGATTATCATAAACATTGCTTGACATCAAAACATAAAAAAATGCAAAAGTTGCAAAAAATTGCAATAAAAAACGCAAAATATACTTGTGATACTTGCGACTTTGTTACAGATAACAAAACAAATTATGATAAACATTGTTTGACATTAAAACATTTGAAAAATATAAATTATTCAAATGAAGTGCAACTTGAGATCAAAGAAAAGGAAGAGTGTGATGAAGAAATGAAGAAAATGGTGATGAAGTTGTATGAAAAGATGTTTGAAATATTTGAAAAACAAGAAGAAATTGCAGAAAAACAAGAAGATACCAATGATAAATTGATGGAATTGGCAAATCGTCCTACCACCATCAACAATACACAGAATAACCATTTTACCATGAATGTGTTTCTGGATAAAGTTTGTAAGGAGGCCGTGAACATTATTGATTTTTTGAAATCCATTCAAGATGTTCAACCCGAAGAAATTGAGAAATTTGGCAAATTGGGGTATATCAAAGGCCATTCCCAAATCATTTCCAAAAGGTTGGATCAACTCGGTATTGAAAAGCGTCCTATTCACTGCACTGATGAGAAGCGTAATACGCTCTATATCAAAATGGGAGATGACACGTGGACAAAAAACAAGGAAGACTATCAAGCCTTGGTAATCCAACAATTGATGATTCTTTGTAAATCCATCGGCAACAAGATTTTTACCTTTTTCCCTTATCGTCATGCTATAGATGACCATGATGAATATCCTATGAAACAAGTAAAAATGTTTGTTGAAATATTCGATAAAGGGGATGGCGACGAAGAAATAGAAGAAAGACACATTCAATTGTTGCAGACCATAGGAAAAAATGTGACGATAGACAAGTCGAAATACAAGATTTTGGATTAGTTTTGCAAGGGTTTACAATGCATTTATAACGCATTTTCTATATTCTTGGTAAAGATAAACATCATGATAAATAATATTTTGTTTATACTTTTGATTGTGTTTTTGTATTTGTCCTTCTCCAACTTGTTGAGCTTTGTTGATATATTTTCTGTTTTTGGTAAATTGGAGAATAAATAATAAAGCATGGCAATATAATAAAATATAACATTTTCTACTACTCCCACATTTTTTCCAATATTGTCCGTTAAATAAAAGACAAAATCATCATTGAATAAATTCTCTTTTATGCTATTAGTAATGGTTGTATATAACAATTGTAAGGACACTATTTTTTCCAGTGAGCTCATATTTATCATTTTTTTACTAGTTATCATTCTTTTTCTAGAAATTATTATACCTGTCATCTCTTGATTTATATATTTTTCAGTCAAAGGATATAAAGAAACCCTCGTATAATATATGGGTTTGGAAACAAAAGATTGAACATGGAAATTTATAAAATATATTGAAAATAAGGATAATACTGAAAATAAAAACATCCTTTATATATATTACTAGTATTTTTTGCTTTTATATTGCTTTTATTTTTTTGTTGTCATCTATAGACAACAAAAAAATCAATTTTTTTCTTTTTGTCAATGTATTGTCAATGTTTTACTACTTGCTGCTATTATTTTGCCTGTTTGACAAAAACTCATGTAGCCTTTTTGATAACCAGTTTCTTTTTCACAACAACCGATTTTTTCTTCTCTCCATCTCCACTATCTCCATTCATAATTCGTTCTCTCTCTTCTTTGTATTTCAAATATTCCTTTTCAAACACATCCAACTCTTGCATCCACATTTTTTGAATACCCGTTGCTACGACATGATTCAATTCATCTGCTTTTTCTTGATTTTCCTTTTTCATTTTTTCCACATTCTCAGCCGTGACTGCATCCATAGACATTTTCACCAAATATTTATATTCTTCATCATCATCCAATATATCGTATTTTTGTGTCTGCAACATATGAAATACTTCTTCTCTCTTTTTCTTTCTCAAATCAATCACTTCGTCCAATATTTCTTGAATATATCTCGTCTTGTTTGAAAGAACCATCAATTCCTTGGTCAGTATTTTTATCAAATATTCCTTTCGAACTTGATACAATTGCAATCGTGTTTCGTAATAATCATCAATAATAGACTCTACATTGTCATATTTTTTCAATTTTTCTTGCGCATCAAATAAATGCATATTGGTAGTAGTCATGGTAGTAAACAATTTGAACATTTTCTCCAATCCATTGCATCCATGGTCCAACTTTTGTGCTTCCAATTCTTCCACTTTTCCTTTTTGCAATGTAATAATAAAATCTACATTGGTATCCTTACTCATATCATCATAATCTTTTACAATGGCTGCCATTTTCTTTCCTGATTTATCCGTTGTTCCATCTGCAAGTGTTTCCAAATACTCTTTGAAATCGTCATTCCATGTTCCTACTGGTAGTTCCGTAATGTGTATCTTATCATTGGCCAGTTTCACGTATTTCCCTTTGACCAAATATTTTTTTTCTGCTATTTTTTGAATCGTTCCTTTGAATCCTTCATAATAGGGATCCAATGTTGGAACAGGTCCGGGTCCGGATTCCATGGACAATTTCTGTTTTAAATAATCAAGAATATCCAGCGGATTATAACACAATATTTCCGTGCTGAATCCCGTGCCTATTCCTTTGGAACCATTTACCAAGACCATGGGAAGAATGGGTGCATAAAAGACGGGTTCCACCATCATTCCGTCATCATCCAAATATTTCAAAATGGCATCATCTTGTTGCGGAAAGATGGTTCGTGTTATTTTACACAAATGAGTAAAGATATATCTCTCCGAGGCATGATCAGAACCACCTGCTAATCGGCTATTATGTGTTACTACAAAATTACCTAATAAAAACCTTTCATTTTCATTAATACTCCATCCGTAAAATTCACCTTTACCTAATGGTTTTACATTAAATTGAGTATAATTATATTCTTTATGAATTCTATTTTCTGATAAATTTACTATTTTTTTTCGAAAAAGTTTTGTTGGAATTTTTTCAATATCCTTTCCAAAAATTTTTAAAGTTTTAATAGTTGCATCTAATTTATTTATTTTTGTTTGTTTATTTTTCTTTGAATATGTTATTGAAGTTGCAAACCCAAGACTTTGTGCAATGATATTTAATTGATCTATTAATAATCCATGTTGTCTTTCTGATTGAGATATTTGTACATTTGGACATGAAGTATTATTTTGATTTATATGACCATCAGTATCTATAAATCCTGCTAATAATTGTAATCTCGTTTCCTCATCATTGTATATATATTCTAATGGAATATGTTTATTTTTATACAAATTATTTTTCTTCAATATTTGTGAAAATGGATTTAAATTACTTCTTTTTTGACCATTACTAGTAACACCATAATTACATTTTTCAGTTGTTTTTTCAAATTTGAAATCACAAATAGATAGTTTCAATTTTGAAGTTATGCATCCTATACAATTCAAAGATGAATGATTTTCATCTCCAATAGAAGTTGAAATACCGCTATTTTTTCTTCTTATACCATAACGATAATAATCATTTCTATTTTTATTCGATTTATGTGTTATTTCACCATTAATTGTATCTGCCCATAAAACATAACTTTTAATAAGTTCTTCATCAATTGATGTAAATCCAGTTCCATCATGATCACCATCACCTAACCACGCACCAAATATATATGGATCAATTGTAACATTTTGTTTTTTCCAATTAATATTATTATAATTACTTACCATATATAGTTGATTTTTATACATATTAGATAATTTATTATATTCTTCTAATTTGATATCTATTATTTTAGATGAATTATATAACATTATAATATTATTTTTAAATTTTTTCATTTCAATTAATGCATCTTCTTTAGATATATTTGATTTATGGTTACTTTTGTATATTTTTATTTCATCAACAGGTTTTATACATTTTGATTTAATTGTTATATTATCAAAATAGTAAATAATCCACATATTATCTTTCCAAATTATTTTATTATTTTTTTCAAAATATAAAGTCAAAATATGTTGACTATTTACAACCATTTTTTTTCCTTGAATATCACATATTTCAAACATTTCATCTATTCCACTTGTTGTTCGTAATACATTTCTAGGATTTCCATCATCACCAACTAATACATCTCCAATTATAATTTCTTTTGCAGGTTTTATTGACCCATTCCACATTAATATTGGAGTATCTGGTGATAAACATCCAAATTGGCCTTTGGGTTCAAGTAAATTAATATTATTAGTACCCACAAAATTCTGTGCCATAGAAATTTGACATTTATGAAGACTTGATTCACCATGATGATAACCAGAATGCTCCGATACATAACCACTGAATTGAGCCACTTTGATTTCACTGGTCAAATTGCGTTTGAATGCAGAATACAAAATTTTACGTAAACTGATTTTCAATCCATCCATCAAATTGGGAATACTTCGATCACAATCATATTTTGAAAAATGAATCAGTTCTTTGTCAATGAATTCTTCATAAGGCACTAACTCTTTGTTTGTATCCAGATAATTTTCACGATTGTATTCTTTCAACCAATCCTTTCTATCATCTGCACGTTTTTTGTTGAAAACCATATCAATCGCATCATTGGTTTTCTCTCCATTATGTGAAAATCCAACCAATTTCTTGTTTTTGAAATATTCGCGAAATTCTTTTCCAGTACTGGTTCCCAAACCCTTGTAATATTTGATATTCCATCCTTTTTCTTCTCCGTGATGTTGTTTCCATACATTGTATTCTCCTTCGTTATAAAAGACCATTTCTTGTTGTCCTTTACGCGCTTTCAATATGGGTGTATTCATGAAACCAATAAATCCAGGAATGGTTGTAAGAGTAGCCCATTCTGAATGAAACAAATTTGCACAAAGTCCTTTGATATGACTGCCATCGTGATCCGCATCACACATAATGACAATTTTTGAGTAACGAAGTGATTTGGCAACATCTTGTATTGTGTTGTATTCTTTGCCAGTTTCTAATCCTAAAATTTTCTTGATTTCCGCAATTTCTTTGTTTTCAGCTATTTTTCGCACTTGTTCACCACGCACATTCATGATTTTTCCTTTCATTGGATATACACCAATGGTATTTCTATCTTCCGAGGACAATCCAGAAACGATACCTGCTTTGGCTGAATCTCCCTCGCAAAGAATAATCATACATTCACTGGATTTTTCTGTTCCAGCCCAATTGGCATCCATCAATTTGGGAATACCACGAATGTTTTTCGTCTTGGATCCATCGGTTTTTTTAGCCGATTTGTTTTCCTTGATTTCGGTGAGAGCGCATGCAGAATCCATAATTCCCATTTTGGCAATTTTTTCAATGAACTTGTCACTCACTGAACAAGTAGATCCAAATTTGTTTGCAGGTGTATTCATGTAATCTTTCGTTTGACTATCAAATGCCGGATTTTCAATATCACAACGCAGAAACAAAACAATCTGTTCTTTGATACTATTTGCACTGACAACTACCTTTTTCTTTTTTTCAATATACGTAATTAATTTACGAGTGATTTGATTCAATATATATTCTACATGTTTCCCGCCTTTGGATGTATGAATCCCATTCACAAAAGACACTTGAATAAATTCTTGCGTGGGTGACAAGGCAACCGCATATTCCCATCTTGGATCGGCGTCTTCATATGCTTTTTCTGTTTTTTCTGCTTTTTCTGCACCAGCATTCGTATCCTGAATATACAAATCTACATAATGTTGAAAATTTTTCACAGGAACTGGGTGTGAATTGTATTTGACTTTGATAGATTTGTCCGTAATGGCAGCTACATCATACACACGTTTTTTCAAGAGAGAAATCATATCGGTCGTCAATCCAGAAATACCCAATCGTGCATAATCGGGTTTGAAGGTAATTTTTGTATATGGTTTTTTGCTGGCACATTTCGTGATTTTCGGTTTTCCAATGTCGTCCAAATTGTTTTTGAATTCTTGATAATATTTTAATCCTCTCACATGATCAATGGTTTCAATCGATCCAAAGACAGACCAGATAAGAACCAATTTGAATCCAAATCCATTCTTTCCACCGACAATTTTTTTTTCATTTTTATCGTAATTGGTAGAAGTGCGTAAATGACCGAAAATCAATTCGGGAATCCAAATCTTGTATTCTGGATGTTCTGCCACATCAATACCATTTCCGTCATTCATCATACTAATGGTTCCATCCTCTTGAATACTAATGTCAATAGACGTAACAGGAAGAGAATTGGGAATGTTGGAAGCAACTGCTTGTTGCATGCGAATGACATGATCTCTGCAATTGACAATTCCTTCATCAAAGAGTTTGAACAATCCAGGAATATAATTGATTTTTTTTTCAATGATTTTGTTTTCTTGATCATGCAAAATCCATAATTCCGATTCGATTTGTTCCACTGATCCAATATACGTATCTGGATTGGATAAGATATGTTCTTTGTCCGTTTTTTGCTGATACTTGTTGGTCAAATGAGCGGTTTCATCAGTATTGGTTTTGTTTTGCATGGTGAAAGACGTTTAAGTTGTTGTAATATTTGTATGTATTATGTTGCAAAATCTTTAAATCAATTTTTTTATTGATTATATAAAATCAAGATCGAGGTCGAGGTCGAGGTCGAGGTCGGTGGTATAATGAAAAGAAATATATCATGATAGTATAATAATGTCAACTACCTATACTTCTCGTTATATTATTGCAGGTAGACGTGCTGGATTTATTAATCAAATCACGGGTCCAAAAAGTGTAGTAGGAACTACAGGATCCTGTGGATGTCCACAAGAAATCAATACAAAAGTGGTAAATAGTAGCAACTCTACAAGCACACAAAATTTGACACGTGTACAACGCGCAGTCAATACTATTCGATATTCACGAGGTGGAAAAATACAATTTGGAAATTCTGGAAATGCTTATCCTGGAATCGTTTTTTTAGGAGTCAATGAACCAAAACAGCCAGTAAATAATAATCTACCATTAGCATTTCAACCACAGATGAAAAATATTTTTTATTAGATCTTATGGTGACAATACTATACTAGAATGCATCTTTGTGTTTTTGACAAAGATATTTTATATGTCTATACCCATGATACAAAGAGTTAAGGGAAATATCCATGCGTTATTTTATTTTCTCAAATTACTATATAAATGACAAGATATACCAAAGTTGATGGACACTACGATATTCGTGGAAAAAAATACGAAATGCTATGTGGTTCAAGAGCCCAAGTGTTTCACGGAACTGCCTTCAAAACATCCGGTGAATTAAAGAAAGATGATTTGATGCAAAACAAAAATGGACGTATTGTCAGTAAAAAGAAGCACACTACTGCCAAAAAAGAAAGACGTCTTGTCAAGGCAGGATACGGAACCAAAAAGGGAAAATTTGGTTTTGTCAAACTTTCTTCCACTCGTAAATCGGGTGTCAAAAAAGGAAGTCGAAAAATGAAAGGAGGATACTACAATTATCCTAGCAAATTTCCTTTGAGTCCCGCAGAAGCTAATTCTACCACCATTACCGGTCAAGTCAAGGCATAAATTTTCTCTTGATTTTTCTTTATTTTTAATTTTTTTAATTTTTTTTCATTCAATAAAAAAATTGAAATACTTTTTTTATATGATTCTTTAATCAATCAAACCCGAATCATATAACAACAACGCAATTTAACGAATTCAAGATGACAACTGCTTTGCCTATTCTTCCAAGAGATGTGTTGAATATTATTTTCCAAGATTATGCACAAATGTATAAACAATCTTGGATTCCTGTGATGGACAAGAAAGACAAGATTCAATTCAAAGTGAATTTGGATTCCAAAAAATATCAGAAAATTTCCGAGGTTCTAGTCCATAAAAAAAACAATCCTCCAGTTACACATGTACTCATGTTAAACAATGAATATTATGCAGATGCATATACCTTTTGTATTGCAAACAATGTATTCGGACATGTGATTTATTCTACTTATGAAAAATATAGAGATGAATATTATAAAAACGCCTATATTTACATGAATTTTCAAAATATATCTACTCGTTCTTACTTCAAAATGGGATCATTATTTGAAAACAATATTTATAAAATGAATGATTATTGTCAACACAATATCGATATTCGATGGTGGAATAATTCTCCCAATGTCATTGATAATTTCGATGAAAATCTTATGATGTTTATCCAACATGTGGATGATTATGATAGTCTAGGAGGAGGAATCATGATGTGGGATAATGAAGATTAGAGAGAAACATAGGCAAAATACGATTAGCAAAATAAAAACACTAGCAAATAAACAAATAAATAGAGAGAAAATATGTATATATTGTATTTTTTTCTTTTTTCTCTCAAATTACAGATATTCAATTCACACAATCAAAAAATGCAGGACTAATAAATTTTTCATATTCAATAAAATCAGAATAAAATACATACATGTACTTTTCAAAATAGCGTTTACTAACTACGTATTTTCTCTCTTTAGAACAATAAAAATCGTAAATTTCATCAAAATGAATGAGAGAAGTTTTACTATGAGGATATTCTTGGCGAAACATTTCCAACGCATTATTTACGTCTGCAGTCTTACTCCATAACTTGCATTGAATATTCAAAATATATTTGTTTTCTATAATCACTATATGTTGAAAAAAATGATGAATCATTTTCAATACATCATTCTCATTGATATTGGATACGTTTTTGTGATTCAAATAGGTTTGCATTTGTGTTTCCTCTTTTATCCAAGATTTGAACAACAAGCATAATTCATCCGTTTCAAACTCATTGTCTATTTCCTGATCTTTTGCAGGGTCTGAAACTACTTCAGTTACATTTTCTTCCCAAAAACTGATAAAATGACTCACATTGGGCAAATATTTACTTGTGATATATAAAAAAGAATCGGTTTCTTCATCGTATGGATACCTTTCTCTCAACAACGACTTTAAATGCTGCATATAAAAGACATTGGGTAGAGAGAAAGCAGATATATATGTTTTCCATATAAAATGCATATTTTTCCAGTGGATACATTCACTGGGTATTGGACCAGTCCAATCACTATCACTATCAATAGGGATCGATAATTCAGTAATGGAATATTTGCAAAAATGATTCAATATTTCTTGTTCATTGGAATTTTTCAAAAACAATACATAATTTTTTAATGGATCATCTGCTTGATTGGCAAGATAAGCGTCCGAGTTTCCATACCGATTTGAATAATGCGCTGCTACACACAATATATCTAGACCCATTGTTTTCAGTGTTTTGGTCCAATCTTCCATTGTCAATGTATCTTGTAATTGAATCAATCTACATTTGTCATAATTGTAATTCTCATGGAATTTTGTCATGAAATTGCTAGTTATATTATTGAATCCGAGACAAATGTAGGCAATCGTATCCAATTCAACCAAATAGGATTTGGTTTTGGGTTTGATTAGGAAAAGCAAATCATTGTGTTTTTTCAAAATGGCATCTCCAAGAATGGTTAAAAAATACTTTACTTGAGAACGTGTCGAGAGAAGAGACGGATACAAGACATTCAATACCTTTTGAATGGTATCGGATTCTGGTGTGCATTTAAATAGATTTCTCTCTTTGATTTGCTTGATTATATTGATTTTTGTCTTGTATTTCCATTCCATGAGAGTTCTGTCTTTGGAAATAGTCGAGAGAAGTTGGTAATGAATGTCGTCTTCCTTGATGGAGTTATAATGTATTCCATCATAATGATAAAAGCAGTTGTTGGATGGTAAATAATAATATTTGTTTTGACTGAGAAAGACTTGGATAAAAATTTGTTGTTCTGTGGAGAGAAACTGATTGCGAATGATGCGTTTTTCATGATTTTTGCATTCATTCTCCAATGTAGCTGGCAATATATGCATGATGTGATGTTTCAAACGATTCAACATGTATCCATTGGATTCATATTTATCAAATAATGTTTGAATATTGATTTGAAATTCGTCGAGAGAAATAGAGAATGGTTGTAATGGTTCTTGTTTTTCTTCTTGTTGAAAATCGGTCATTTATTAAGAACTACAAGCAATATTTATATTGTTTTTCTCTTGATAGTATAAATGCAAACTCGAAAAAGAAGAAGTCAAACTCCGATCAAGGTTACCTTGCGTTATTTACCCAATCGGCTCACTCGAAAAGACCGCAAAAAACAAGCTACCATGTTGTTGAAATCTAGGCGTGCATATAAGCAGGGAAAATATTATACTCGTAAACCAGTGAAATCCTATACATCCAAAAAATCGTCTCATGTAGAAGATGCCAAACGGATCTATCATGTGAATGCTATTGGTGCAACGGACGAATTGGCACAAAAAACGGGTTGTTCAAAGGAGGCATTAGAGAGAATCATTCACAAAGGAGAAGGAGCGTATTATTCAAGTGGAAGCAGACCCAATCAGACCGCCCAATCATGGGGAGTAGCTAGATTGGCTTCTACTATTACTTCAGGAAAAGCGGCTGCGGTTGATTATACCATTTTAGAAGAAGGATGCAAACCTGGATCAAAAGCACTCAAGATGGCAAAACAAGCAAAAAAAAAATATGGGTATGGAAAACATCGTGTCCCCAAAACGTTGATCTAATACATCTCCGATAACGTTGATCTAATATACTGACTCCACTTCTCTCAAAACTAGCAAAAGATAGAGAGAAACCCATAAATAATTCTACAAATATTAATTAAAACGAATAATTATTTAAAGATTTTAAGTATGTAATAAATATATAAAATATAAAATGTCGAATGAAAACAATGTTCTTACTATAAAGACAATACAAATTGCACCCTTTCGAACATTGATATTGAGTTTAAAAGATATTCTGCTTGAGACCAATATTATTTTTCAACAAGATGGAATACGTATTATCAATATGGACAAATCACATACGATTCTTGTGTGGCTTTTTTTAGAAGCCAAAAATTTCGAATTTTATGAATGCAAAAAGGAAAAAATCATTATTGGAATCAACATTTTCCATTTTTTCAAATTGATCAATACGATTGACAATGATGATACGTTGACCATGTATATTGAAAACGAAGATTATGTGGATGGAATCGTCTCTCATCTCAGTTTGAAATTTGAAAATGGAGAGATAAAACAATGCAAAACACAAAAGTTGCGATTGATTGAACCAGAACCCGAAGAATTGGAATATCCTGATGTCAAATTCTCCTCTATTATCAATTTACCCTCTACTGATTTCCAGAAAATCATTCGCGATTTGTCTTGTATATCGGATAAATTGGAAATCAAATCGGTTGGCAATGAACTCATTTTCAAATGTTCTGGACAATTTGCTTCGGCGGAAATTCATCGTGCAGAATCGGATGGAAGTATGAGTTTTATATCCAAACAGGATAATTCGAAAGTGATTCAAGGTGAGTTTTCTCTCAAAAATTTGAGTTATTTTATCAAATGCACGAATTTATGTTCCCAGATTGAACTCTATTTGGAAAACGATTTGCCTTTAATTGTCATGTATAATGTAGCAAGTCTTGGAACCATCAAATTGGCATTGAGTTCATTACCTAGTGCCTA